GCCGCCGTAACGGTTTCACCCATTGCCTCAGATACTGCGGCCACACGGGGTGCACCGGCTTGCGTGTAATGGTCGGGATTATCTTTGAGCAGAGACGCAACGGCGGCACGGATCCGGGCGTTCATGCTGCCCACATCCAGAACGTCCATCCCCCCTTGTGGGTCAGACGGCGACACTGGCGTTTCAGATACCAGTGAAAGGACACGATCTGCGCGGAGAATGGCAAGTTGATTGGCCGTAACATTTGCCAGGGTGTTTTTGCCACGAATAAAGGAGAATCCGGCACGGCGATAAGCCGGACGCGGGCATTTGACCACCACGCAGAAAGTTTGCGCGTTAACAGATTCAGTGCTGTACCCAGTACTAAAAGAGACTTTTTGAGGTTGGACAGACATGACACAGATTTCTCCTGTTGAATCAGGTTTAAAAGGCGGCATAAACCGCCTTTAAAGAAGGGTTACAGGTAGTCAGCGACAACCAGCTTCAGCTTGCCTTTCATTTCATTACTGGCGGTGCCGTTCTCTGTGGTGATCAGTTCGCGTTCAAGCAACTGCGTGGCAGCTTTCTCGTACTGTGTCGGAACAACAAGGTGTGTTGGCTTCAGTCCCAGTTTTTTATTACCATCTCCCGTAAAGGCTCGCTGCATCTGCCACCCGGCCCAAAGGTTATCAAGGGTCAGATCGCCCTGAATCGCCACAGCCATCTGCCAGAAGGCGAACCCGACAGCACGACGGGCACTGGCCCCAAACAGAAATTCGTTCTCACTGAACACATGATCATCATCAACGCGGGTTTTAGTGATCAGCTCCGGTTTACGGCGATTCTGGAAAATCAGCGGTTTTACAGCGCGGGAGCAATCCAGCAGATACCAGGGCGCGCCTTGCCAGTCAGCGGACTGGACAAAGACATTGGAGACATTAATCGCATCGCCGGTGCCATCAACGCTGGGGTAAACAGGGTGCTCCAGATCAAAAAAGTTCTGACCGTCATAACACGCCTGATTAAATCCATCTTTGAGCAATCCAAACGTGAGCTCGTCAGGCTGAACACCTGCTGCCCGGCCCATTTCGGCAAACATCGGGCTATAGACACCCAGATTGTCATCCTCAAAATCATCACGCGGGATACCCACCGTTCCTTCATAGGTCTTGTTCGCAATGGTGTACCCATGTACCTGCATTTGCTGGATCACACGTTTGCCGATCCATTCACGCAGCGATGGAAACTGGCCCAGCCAGCCGTAAGTATTCGATTTGGATGAGGACGGAACCGTCATCGAAATTTCCTGATACTGTGACGGGGCATCACTCAGTCCGCCCTGAAAATCCTTGCGAAATGAGGTCATCAGGGCTGTGACTGAAGCCGGTGTAATAATCATGCTTGTTCATCCTTTTTCAGGTTCAGATAGTCCGCATCGGACATGCCGAGCGCTTTCGCGGCCGCTTTTTCATCAGCAGACAACGCTGCTTCAGGGGCTTTTGGGGGCGTGGGCTGGATACCGTTAGCGATGGTCTGCATCGCTGTTAAAGCGGCAACGGGCTGACGTGCGTCGAGTTGCGCGGACAGTGCCGCGACACCGATTTGCCCACCCAGTTGCTCCATATAAGAGCGCTCGCTTTTGAAGATGCGCCCCTCATGCACAGCTTTATCCAGCAACGCACTCAGACTGGCCGTATTGCCATTTCCCAGCGCCACAGCCAGTTCCTGACGTACCGCGTTATAGTTCTCAATCGGTACGTATCTGGTCAGGTCAACTGCGCCGCCAGCGGCTTTAGCCGTCGTCAGTTCAGCAGACAGGACCGCAACTTTTGCCGCATCGGTCTTAAGGCCATCAACCGCAGACAATGCAGCCTGTGCCTGTTCGTCGGTCAGTTCGGTTGCGGCTTCAGGCAAAGCAATGCCGAGCCGCGCAAGCAGATCGCGCAGATGTTTGTTCATCAGGGAATCCTCGTTAGGGAAAAAGGTTTCGGTCAGTTCAGCGGCCAGAGCGGCCAGTTTTTGCATACCGGTTGCGCCAGGGTCATTCGTCAGTGCGGCCATACGAATACCCAGCACCGCACCGGTGGTGGTGTCATACGGGAAAACGGCAGAGAGGTAGCCAAATTCAGTGTCGGCTATGCGCTGTTTCGCGGCCGGAGTCAGACGGGGATGAATAAACAAGCCCTGACCCTCACGCCACTGCATTTCATCGGCATTGAACCAGCCCGCAGCAACCAATTGCTCAGGGGTCAGACCTGTATCTTTCCGGCGCTGGTTATGTTCGTAATCAATACAAACGTCTTGTCCAAGCTGGCGAACGTCTTCAATCAGACGGGCAGCAATAGTGCCGTCGATATACCAGCCCTGACCTGTTGCCACATCAAACGGACGACCATCACGGGATTTGAAATACCCGGCCGGGAGCAACTGATACCAGCCGTCATTATCAGCAGAGATTGCGCTTAAAAAGGCGATGCCGATTTTTTTCATGACCTGCTCTCGTTGTGATTAGAGAGGTCATTTTGCGGTGAGGTAAACCACGGGTGGGGTTATGGAACTTTACTCACTAACGAGGGGAAAAACAGGAAGAAACGGGAAAGGCGTCTTTAAAAAGATATGAGGGCGCATTTAAACCCCCTTCAAAATCGCGTACAGGCGTTTAAAAGAATTTAAACGCCTCATTGTATACCTTTAACCGCATCAGGGCGCTACGACCCCGTTGAGGCGTTTTTTAATGGCAGCGTAAATATCCTGCTCACCCGGCTTATCCAGCCCCATATACGGACGGGGTTTTATCGCAGCCGGGCCGGGTGCCATTCCCGGTGTGCCACCCCACTGGTGGATAGCGGCGTAAATCTTCGGTGAACCAATCAGCGCGTAGTCGGGGCCGTAATCCGTGGTGATGCTTCTCGCCAGATCGCCGTTCAGCGTCAAAATCTGCCCCGGCACATAACCATGCTCTTTACGCCACTCCAGATAAGGATCGCTCCATTGTGCCCAGTGCTGGCCCGTTACCGGGTCAGTCTCTTTTTCAAATGCCTGCTCGGTGGATGAGAGCAACGCCCCCGCAGCGACACGGGGAATACTTTTGTCATTCGCCATTTCACCCAGCTGTTTAAAGGCGGTTTGAATGCGGCGAATATCCATAACTACTGCTAAATCAATGCTCATAAATTGAACTCCATCGGGGGATACAATATACTGGCATCAGGAAAAGGCGCTGTACGCTTAACGGTAAAGTCGGTGTCAGCCCTTCGGGGAGCACGTATGCAGGTTCGATTCCTGTCAGCGCCTTAATCCACTTTTCCTTCCAGCACCTCGATTTTCCCGCCCGCAATATCTGATTTTAAATCGTTTATATCCGGTAACCGATAGGCGTTGATAAGCACATCGAGCAAATCAGCCTGCCGCTTTACCGCGTAAGGCGCATTGACGACCACTTTTGCCGGGCCGACTTTCGCACTGACCAGATAAATCAGGTTACAGTGCTCTTTGTCCCATAATACCGCCTGCGGCGCGGCCATCAGAGCAGGTAACAGTTGCAGATCTTCCTGCTCAAGTGCGACACCCGTTTTACGGTGTTTCGTGCTGTCGGCATGCATCAGACTTTTTTCACTCATGACCAGCAGGCGTGACGGTTCATCCCCGGTGCGATGACGCACGGCGTTCGCGACGCTCTCGGTCATAAACCCCAGCGTCTGGACACCGTGACCGGCGCGGCGGGTATCCATCAGACGTCTGGCCCAAAGTGAAAAAGATAACTGGCGTTCCCGGCTGTTGTTCAGCGACTGGACGACCTGCTCGCGCAGTTGCGCGTCACGGGTTTCCACCAGTTTGCGGATCAACGCCTGGTCTGTACCGAACGCAGCCGAACCGGGGTTATACGACCAGCCCACATCCGGCGTCATTTTCACGTGGCCGTTATCGAATGTTGTGGATTGCGTCTGAAACACCTCTCCCGTGGTTTCATCAATTCCGGCGTCCACATCATGGCTGTGAATATATGATGCACCATAGCTGACTTTCAGCCCCTGCGCCGCCATACGTGCCGCAGACATGGCACGGACACGACACCGGCACTCCCAGCCGTTCGGCGGGTAATGGGTTTGCCAGAACACATCATCATAACGGAATACCATCAGATGCAGCTTTGCGTGTTCCGGCCGGGTGTGGCTGTCCATCACGGCCACGTACTGCCAGAACGGGAACTCATCAACGGTATTCATCATCTGCGCATAACGGCCAGCGTTATACGCGGTTCGGGTGTTGACGTTGTAAATGGTGGCAAGGCGGCGCGGGCTGCCCAGCTGAATTTCTTTCGCGTTGCCGTCGCCATCTACCACAATCTGTTTTCCCCACCATCCCAGCTTTTGCAGGCGCGGCGTCAGCGTGCGGGTAAATTCCTCGCGGGTAATGCCGTCATGAATGGCTCTGTTCACTTCTTCACGAAGGGTATTCAGGACATCCAGACGGGCCGCTTTCGCGACGGTGAACGCGCGGGCGTGAGCGTCAGTCAGTTGCTCATACCAGTTCCACGTGATGTTATGGCCCTTTGCACGAAAATAAGCGACGGCCTCCTTTGGTGGCAGGCGAGCCGCATAAGCCAGGTCAACGGTCTGTGGCATCGAGACGCCCCCACAAATCAGCGACGAATATCGCCCGCGTCAGTACATCAATCAGCGCGGAATCGTCCATTTCAGGATAGAGCGTGGTCGCCTGTTTCATTGCGGCTTCCGGCCCGTCTTTGATGATGGTGGCAATCAGCGGCTTAAGCATCGGATCAACCACATTCTGCAATTCATCGGGCCCGATACCCGCAGCCAGTTTATCCGGTGCATCCTGTTCATCAGCCTTTAAGTCATCGGCCGCGAGGGATGCCTGCGCCGGTATCGTGGCAGGTTCGGCGGGGGTGATGGTGAATACGGGTTCGTTGCCGTTCGGCTGCGGGATATGCAGTTTGTCCTGAATCCATGAAACAGGGATAGGCATACCTGCGGCCAGCTTCGGAATGGCCTCCGCAAACGCGGTCATATCCTCTGATTCGCCCGTGTCGAACTTAATCGACGGCAACCGGCACGGGTCAACCGGGCGGGAACTGTTCAGCGCCTGCAACGGATAAATAATGTCTCGATTGACTGAGCGGCGCAGCTGGCGCGCATCCGCATTGCGGATCTCTTTACGCACTTCATTGTGCACTTCGCCCAGAGAACGTGCGCCTTTCTCGCCCGCATCGCTGGTAAGCGTGCCGCCGAGAATCGCCTTTGACTGTGATTTTTCCGCCCAGCCAATCATCGCCAGGAATGGATCTGCCTGGCCATCCGCTGCGCTCTGGAAATCAAGCGTCATCCCCATCGGGATAATCCCACCGGCGCGACGGCCGATATCCATTACCGCCTGCATTAACGTTGCTTTTTCGCGGGCCGTTGCACCAGTTGGATATTTACCGACGCGCATCGGCAGGCCGTAAATCTCCAGGAACTCTGCAAAATCGCGCACGCTGTAGTTTTTAAAGATGAACGGCCATACGAGCGTGCGCACCAGTCCATGCGTACCCACGTAGCCGGTGCGGGATTTCGCCAGGTGCCGGAACCAGCCGAACGGTTGCAGCGCCAGCCCGTGATAAGAGCCATCAGAGAGACGCAGCTCGTTGAGGTTGTCCGGGTTAGAGTTAAACAGCCCCGCATCGCGATGATGCAGCGCCACCGGCACTCGCATTTTCCCCAGCCAGCCCCATTCGATCTCCTGCATCGAGTAGCCCTTCAGGATGGCATCACCGGAATCAACGATCCCGTCTTCGAACCATGCTGCATCGCGCAGCAGTTCATCGAGCATCGCGGCGTCTTTCTTTTCCTGCGGGGTGGCGTTCTCCGGCGGTTCAATGCTCCATTCCAGCCCCTGAATGGCAAGGCGGCGTTTACTCAGTTCAGAAAAAATGTGGGTGTCTTTTTCCTCCATATCAAACGCTAAATCAGCCTGCGCGGTCAGGTCGCCACGTTCAGCATCGCGCAGCAGCTGCGCGGCACGATTTGGCGTGATACCGCTCGACGGGTGCTCCTGCGTGCGCTTCATCACCATCGCCAGCGCTTCCTGCTCCGTTTGCAGCTCGTCGTCAAAATCGAACGGCTGCCCGGTCAAATCAATAATCTGGCCCATTACCAGGCTCCTTGTTCAAAGTGGTGATATTCATCGTCATAACCGGCATCGCCGTAATCATCACGGTTACGCGGCGGGATAGCCTGCACACTGTTTTCATCAATCGTGAAGCCGTTCATGTGTGATGCCCGGACAGCCATACAAAGTGCGACAGCGCTGTCACCGTGGCGGCGGTGTTTACCATCGGTATCTTTAGTGCGGCCTTTATCAATCTGCGGAACACCATTCACCACCTTGATTTGCAGCAGATCGTCGAGGGTGGTCTGGTGGCGGGCGACTGTGAGATTGAATGCTTCAAACTCACCCTTAAGTTTTGGCATCCACTCCTGATACCAGGTCTGAGTAAGATTGACGCAATCAATCATGTCCGGCCCGTAAATCAGGCGGGCGGCTTCAGCCAGATAACCACCGTTACCGGTGGCGTCGAACGCGGCCCCGATAAAACGCGGCAGGCGGGCCAGAATGAACAACATGATCTGGCGCTGCTGGTCATAGGTCATGTTGCGCAGTTCAACGCGAAACGCTTCCCGCTTGCGCAGTTCTTCGGTAATTTCCAGCGGAATAAAAACGGTCAGGTCGCCTTTGCGGGCGAAATCCTCCCCGAACGCGTGTTTATGGTTCGGATTCAGCGCGGCCAGCAGCGGCGACAGTTCTTTCTCACACCAGTCGAGGACGATTTTTTCGCGTGTGGCCGGAGAAAGCGATTCAAAATCGTCCGGTGCTTCAAAACGCAGGATCGGAATATCACGCCCGGCCGTCATAGCCGCTTCAATCAGAACACGGCTGAGATATGCACCGCCGGATTTCTTCGGCACACAACCGTATTCCTCGTTAGCATCTTCTTTTGATGTGGCGTTTTTATACAATCCATCCCGCCACGCTTTTTCCGCTTCCGGCGACCACACCTGGTTAGTGACATAACAGATTCGTCGGTACAGGCCATCAGCAATGGCATCATCCAGAGTGATACGGTGAACGCTGTAATCCTTGCGCCCTTCGCGTGAATCCTGAATGTACTGATTAAAGAGGTTATCAACCCCGTTATGCGTCGATATGATACGAACCCGTGCGCCCCACATGGTGAGAGCAAAGGCGGCTTTTAACAGTTCATCGAGCGATTCATGGAATGCGGCTTCATCAATGACCACATCACCCTGTAACCCACGCAGGTTTGATGGACGGGAAGATAACGCCTGAATTTTGAAGGTGCTGTTTGGAAACCTGATCATATACGTCAGGATTTCCTCGTTTTTGTCGCTATCCCAGAAGGTTTGCTCCCAGACGTCAGCCTTTGCCAGCTGGTTAAACGCACGCGCAAACAGCGCACAGGCAGCGATATATTCCAGCGCCATTTCCTGCTTTGAGCCAACATAAAACACATTGCGGCCACCGCGTTTTTTTGGCTTTGATGAGGTGATAACGTTGCGGCCAGCTTCAGCCCATGTCAGGCCAGTACGACGGGATTTCTCCGCGATGCAAATCTGGCTGTCATCATTAAACCAGCGCTGCTGATAGGCGAGGAATACAGCCTCATTTTTGGGCTGCACCGCGTCGGGATCGGTAACAATAGCGACACCGAGTTTTGTCGCTTCTTCCTGAAGGTCGATTTTGCGCGGTTCAGAAAGAGGGATCAGACGTCGCTTTTGTTCTGTATTTGCCATCGCATTACCTGTGAATGAACAATCTCCTTTGATAATGTGTGGTTTCTTCTACACACCAAAGAGGATTACATGAAAGACAAACTCACCATTGACCAGAAGATTCAGATTGCACAAATTGCCAGTAATATCGTTACAGCAGGCATCAACAATCAAATGCAGCCAGTGACGCTGGCAAAAGAAAATTCGTCAATTCGTTCAGAACAAGAGTTGTTTGAACATCTGTACCAGGTGATCGCGAAAACAGTCACCGACGAATCTGAGTAAAACTAATGACCCGGCCCGCAGCTGCCGGGCCATCAACCATCTGCATAAGCAGATATAAGGCCTCAACCATAATCACGGGGTGAACTCTTGGATCGTCGTCAATCATGCCCTTAACAACGGGGTAAAGTTCCAGAGCCAGTTCTGTCGAACTTCTGTATTCAATTTTTTCATTAGTCATTTTTCATTTCCTTCTCAGCCAGATAACAGAATTTTTCAGACGACATACCCTTAGTGATCGCCTGCAAAATCAGACAACGAACATGCCCGGTAACCGGTAGTGATAACGCCGCCACTCTGAACGCATTCGCACGGGAACGGGTAAGTCGTGTTTGCCAGTTTTGTCGCATTATTCCCCCTACGCCTTGCCCAGCAGTACATCGCGGATTTTCTGCTCCAGTTCTTCGCTCATACCATCCTGACCACGCAGTTCGTCAGTCACCGCGTTTGCGGCTTCTTCAGCAAATGCCTGGCGAATTTCTTTCTCGCGCTTATGGCTGGACATGGCCGTGGATTCGAGGCGCTGCGCCGCCAGCATGGCGTTCTTCAGCAGGTCGATATCGACGGTAGCTTCCGGGTTTTCAATCTGCTGCATCATCGCTTTAAACAACTGGCTGCGGGCCATTTCGAGGATGAGTTTTGTCGTTTCACCCATTGGCTTGTCGCCCAGTTCGGCGGTCAGTGCGCTGGTCATTTCGCGCATTTGCCGCAGGTTATGGCCCACCTGCTCGACGTTCGTCGCGTAGCGGTTCAACCCGGAGCGGGATAACTTCATATCGTCGGGCAGACCGGCGTCATCAATCAGCGCGTTAATCTCTTCGAGGATCTGCGCCTGTGGAATGGCTTTATCACGCAGCATTTCATGCAGCGTCTGGCGCACATTCTCCGGCAGTAAATCCACCTTGGAGGCACGACCACGGGTTTTCTTTTCCATGTCGCCTCCAGCTATCAACGGGCGCGGGGGCGTTTTACGCCGGATACTTTCACGCGACCTTCAGCCACATCTTGTCCACGGCCGGTAATGGTGACGACGTAAAAACCACTGAGGTTTTCAACAGAGACAAGGCTTTGTTCTGACAGCCAGTCAATCAGCCCGCGAACCAGATCACGTGAAACGTTATGGCCGTATGCATCCAGGCAATCCTGGAGGATGGATTCATTCGCTTCGTTATTACAGTCCAGCAAAGAGCGCAGGATCACCAGTCGGCGGTCTTCGGTCAGAATATCGTTAATCATCGTTTGTTCCCGTTTACGGCGTTTTCGAGTAACAGTTCAAGCTGGTGTGAAATGGCCTTCATTGTGCTGCCAAGTACTTTTACTTCACCGCTCATATCAGCCAGGCGCAGGCGTAATTCATGCATATCTTCGGCTCCGGGAAGGTTTGCGTATCGCGCCTCCATTTCGGTGAAACGGTTTTCAAGCCGTTCCACGCGTTCGGTGCTGGCGAATGTGCGCCGTATGGCCCACCATGCAATGCCGCCGCCGACACCCAGCGCCGGGACGATATAAGGCAGAAGCCCTAAAATTGCGTATAAATCCATGCGGTTATTTCCCTGCACGACAGTAGTGACAATGTGTTGCCATCGGCTGAACAGTCAGCACATCAGGCGGTAAAGGTCTGCCACAACCGGCGCAGACTCGCGGCGGGACAAAAGCCGCCACACGGGGAACGCCCGAAACGTCTCCCTGCCAGTGTTCACGGAGCAGCGCCTGCGCTGCCTGTGCCTGGTCTTCTTTCATAGATTTCCTTCCTCTGGTTATCCTGCTCCCGGATTGATGCCTTATCGCGATTGCACTGGCCCAGCGCCAGCAACAAATCGGCATTCCACAGCAACGAACTACGCCACAGGAACGGCACCGGCATGGGTGGGATCCAGGTCGGTTCCGTCAGCTCGGCATCAATTGGCGGTGCTAAAACCGGAAATGGTGTGGGCGTACTTTTCAAGCTGTTGCAGCTCGCTAACAGCAGTGGCAGGCACAGCACCAACGCCGCACGGGTCATGCGCAACTGCATGGGTAATTTTTTGCTTTGATTCATTGCGGAGAGCCTCATCATTCAGGCGGGCGGCACGATTTGCGGCCCGAATGGCTGCAAATACCTGCATGGTTTGTTCCTGGCTGTCCAGCAGCCATACGGCGGTATTGCGGGCCTGTGTTTCGGTTTGCAGGTCGCGGCGCAAAGTCTGGTTGTCAGTCCGGGCGCTATCCAGTTCATGCCAGAGCACCCCGAACGCGATAGCAACAAAAGCGGCACCTGCCAGAAGAGATTTACTTACGAAGGTCATTCGCCCCCCTGACATTCCAGATCGCCATTTCAACATCACGCCGGTTCATGAGACCTACCCATTTATGACCGCCAGCGAATACCCAGCGGGCCATCTGATCGCGCGCACCGGCAAAATCACCGGCATTGAGTTTTTTCAGCAGAGTGGAACCCGAGAATGCAGAGACGCCGGTATTGAATATGAAGGTGGCAAGCGCTGTGCGCTGATAGTCGGTTAACGGCACTTTAACGAGGCGTTTAATGGCGGCAAAAACGGGTTTTAAATCCTGATCCAGCAGAGCCATACACTCTTTGTACGTGTAGCGTTTCATCCTGATATCTGCACCCGTATGACCAACACAAACCGTCAGTATCCCCGCCACATCGCGATAGGGGATATAGATGATCCCTTCAACGTGAGTCAGCGTGACGCGGGTCATTTCCTGATAACCACCACCGCCTGCACCGGCAATTGCAACGGCCAGCAGTGAGGCTTTGAGTGATTTGGGGATGGAGGGCATTGTCTCGTCCAGTCAGTGAACCGGAGAGCAGGATAAGAAATATGCGAATAACGGTGGGATTATGGCGCTTTAGAACAACCCGCACCCTCGGGCGCAGCCGGTTGATCGGCGTAGTGAGATTAGAATAAATCTGGCTGGCGGCGGCGAGTATGCAGCTGGCGCTGACGCTGGATAATTTGATAAATCTGTGGCTGAGAAAGTTTATGCGCCCGGCGCAGCTCTTCAATGTTCCGGCCATTGAACTGGCAATAAATCAGATCATCGCGTAGCGCTGTCATCATACTGTTACCGCAGGGGATGTAATACTGACGACCACCGAGATAATGAGACAGCGCCAGCGCTTGTTTACGGGCGAGAATGCGCGGTTCTTCGGTGTGGCCCTGACGGGTCAGTTCCGCTTCGAGGATGTCGATAAGCTCAACCAGTGAGCGCGGCCAGCGCGATTCCAGTTCGGGGGCTGGAATATGTTCCATGTGCGCAAGCAGTTGCGCCATGTTGGGATCGTGCTCAAACAAATCTGTCTGTAGTTCTGCCATATAGCCTCCTGATTAATTGTGTGATGAACAATTAGTATACAAAATTCATGGATTTAATGCACGATATTGAGTGAGATCTAAAATACGGATTAATTAATAGGCCATCATGAACATTCACAGACTAACCTGGCTGAAAAAAATGAAAAAAACTCTTCTTCTCTGCATTCTTGGATTGGCGTCAATTACAAGCGTCTATGCCGCTCCGAAATTGCATTTACAAGGTAAGTATCCTGTTTGTACTTCAGAGAAGGCCTTCGAGCGGCTTCAAGCTATTTTGCAACATAACGATTTGGAATCATTCAAAAAAATCATGAGAACTGAATGCATTATGCCGGATGAAAAGATAGAGATAGATAAAGTTGTTTCTCGTGGCTGGACAAGCGGAGTCGCTCATTTAAAGATTTATTTTGAGGGCAACTTATACGATGTTTGGACTAATACAGAGAATGTTGGTTCCTAAAATAGAAATCCCGCTCTATGGCGGGATTTTCAATTTAAAGGCTGAATTTTATATATTGCTCACACGTTCGCTCATAACTCAGGCCATAACCTTTAGCCGGGAGTTTTTCCCGCATACAGCGCATGTGCCAGCGTTTGAGACTCTCCAGAACTGTCGAGGCCTGATCGCCTCGTAGCCACTCAAGGCGGGCCACACCCTCACCGCCATTCCTGATACTCGTTATGCGTTTCACAAAGGCGTTTAACGCTGCATCAGTACCATCAAATACAAACCCCTGACGATACATAATGCCCCAGATAACCCGGATTTTATCCGTCACAGCTGGTGCTGCTTTCGGATGAGGCAGGGAAGGTTTGCCTTTTTTAAATCCTTTTTCCTCAAGCGCTTTGAGAACTGACTCCAGTTCAGACAGACGCATTGTGCGACAGCTTGTTTTACCGGGAACAACGCCGGCAAGAAAAGCCCTATACGTATCATCATCCAGTGCCAATTTGCGTTTGGCGACGTGGATCAACTTGATAAGGTTAGCCCTCTGCATGTTTCATCACCTCAGAAACGGGCGTAACAAGTTCCAGCCCTTCAATCTTTCGGTACTGGCGAACCAGTGAGGCGGCAGTGCTGAAATGACAAACTCGATATTCCACAACCTCATACAGATGCGCATTTTCTTTCCGTTTTAGCCACCGTTGCCCTTCTCTGGTTTTGGATGCGCGACGAATGATGAAAGCGCCTGGTTTGTAGGTCTTACGACGCCAGACAAGCTCAGTTATAGGACGATATTCATCGTCATGACTTTTGATGCCCCATGCCGCACAACGAGCATCATCAATCCAGACGATGAGTGCCGTTTTGTTCTCCGAGATAAACGATTTCCTAACGCTAATAACTTCACCTGACGGCAATTTAAACTTAACCTGGCTATAAAGGTCACCCAGCGTGTTTTGTATACCATTCCACTGCTCCTTAGAGATTGTCATGATTAGTCCTTACCACAGATACTGGATACAGGTTGCTTTGAACGCACCGCGAACACTTTCATTCGATTCGTAGTAGTACGTTGAATAACCTTCTCGTGGCGTCGCTTTAAGCCACTTTTGCGAGCAGAACTCCGCCTTTTCAAAACGCTCGCGTTCGTCCTCTTCGATTTCGCCTTGGCGTATTGCCTCTGCGATAAGCTCCGCCTTGCTTACTTCACCGCGTGCCATCAACGTCACACAGTCATCACTCTTCAGTAACTGGACTACAAAATTCACCGATTTCATATCATTCACTCTCCACGGCCACACCAGCCAGCTTAATTTTGTGAGTCGAGAGGTCATTACCTGCGCACCACCTTTTATCCGGCACTTTAGGCGCTGGCGGGGCGGTGTATACTTCCCTGACAGGGAGTTCCTCGTTAAATCTGTAGTGGTGAACGTCCTCTTCTTTGATGCTCATCCAATTACCACCGTGATTTTTAGCCTGCCAACCAGCTGGCTCGGCGTCCATTGCCGCCAACGCGATACGGAATACTTTAGCCGTCATGCTGTTTCCCGAGCACTCATCATGTGCCGGGTCAGTGAGGAAGCCAGTGATGAATGCTCGCAGCTCCTGCTCTTTTGTGATTGTCATTGCATCAACTCCCGCAGTTCCTGCATTCGTTTATACAGCGCCGGTGCTTTGCCGGAGCCACCGTTTAGGGCTGCGGTATACAACCCGGCCAGTTCTTCCCAATGGTCAAGAAATGGCGCAATTGGGGGGTAAACTATGCCAATACGGGGAAACGCTGCACGTATAGCGGGAACCTTCTCAACAAGACGCCAGCAACGGCCAAAGTCAGAAGGATCACGCGGCCAGGAAAAGCGGCCTGATTTTGCACCAAGGAAAATAGCCGCCATAGTTTCACTGCTGCTTCCCGTATCACCACTGGTGAGCCACTGTCCAACACTCCCGACATCCAGAAGATAACGCGCCAACGCGCCTCCCCAGCCAGTGAACGTGGCAGCCTGACGGAGGAAACCTTCATCAATGACAGGCTCATATTCTTTAAACGGCTGCTCACCAGATAACGGCACGGCACCTTCTTCAGGATAATTCAGGGATTCAATCAATAATCCGTGATATGCCTCCAGACCTTCATCAGGGCTGGCCGCAATAATGCCGTTTCGGATACTGAATTCATCGTCAAGAGCATCACTGTTTGGATCAGCAAAAACCTCCAGTCCGGCAAACTCAGCCGCTTCGAGAATCTGACGCCCCGAGAGCACCATCCCATCGTTTACTGATTCACTCATTTTCCAGCCCTCAATCGTTGCCTTTCCTGAATATGTTTTGCACGAATAATCTTAAGCAGTGCCCAAAGCACAGCGAAAATCAGAACTGCTATAAAAATAAAAGGCCACATAACTGAGGCTGTCAGGGCGAATGCCCACTCATCAGGCTCATCAAGGATATAAGGCCCATCAAATACACTGAGCAGAATGTAAATTAATGCAGCAGCGGCGATGTATATAATCAGAATGACCATGTTTCCCTCACAGCAGCCGTATCGAGCGGCAGATAGCGCAGAACGTGATCGGTGATAAACTCCCCGGTGCTACAGCACTTGATATGCCCCATCCGAACGTCAATCACAGCGACCTGGAACCACGGCCAGCCTTGTTTCTGCTTCTCTGAATCCATTTCAGCAAGCACTGATACCGATTCACAACCTTTCGGACCGTGGGCTAAACGCATCACTTTGACCGGGAACTGGTGACCTTCGACCCATTCATAGGATGTACGACGTGGTGCGTTCATTGCATTGTGATGGTTATAAAAACCGTTACATTCAACCAGCAGACCGGTGTTGATTGCATTGCGAAGAACGGCGATCACTTCTCCGGGTTTCTTATTCATCCGGGCAGCAATAGCCGAGGATGTCAGCGGGCCGCGTTCACGAAGCAGATTAAAAATCACATCAAGCATTGCGGGTCTCCCGACGTTCGGTGTTCTGTTGTTCGCTGATCATCTTCTGTGAGGCCTGCATAAGCAGGCTAATAGCCATACGCGCCCGCGCAGACGCCAGACGGTTACTGGTTTTTGTATCCAGATACAGCCCCTGCGCCAGCTCCATTTGTTCCAGTGCTTCTTCCAGTAATCCGGCCACAGAAGGGCCGAAGGGGGAAACAGGCTCCACCTCCATACCTACACGGGTTGCAAGCCGGGTAAGTTTTTTCGCTTTCTGATGTTCGATCATGTCGTTCATACCGTTGTGGCGCAGCTGCTCAATCATGATTTCAACATCGGCGGCTTCCTCTGCGATTTTGCTTCCATTCGCTTTGCGGTTAACCAGGCGAATACAGGAAGCTGAAAGCTCGTTACATTCTTCCGCTACGGTCAGCACCTGCGCGTCATATCCCCAGAGGGCAAACGCCGCGTCATAGATTTGAGATTTATTCATCGTCTTCATCCTCCATGTCTTCATCTGCTTGTTTTATGGTGATGGGGAACGGCTGGAATTGGAGCAACGCCAGCTGAACACCGATTCGGATAAAACGGGCTTCTTTAGTATCGGCCTCAAATTCCAGCACTTCGTCTTCCTCCATTGCCAGACGAATATCGGCGTCCTTTTGATTAATAATCATCTGGCAGTTTTCAACGCGTTTTTCATGCCATGATTTAAGGTCAATAATCATCGAAACTAATTGTTGTTCGTTCATAAAATATTCCTTTTATTGGATTCGGCGCGAGCGAAGCCCTGACGCAAGCGCCGAAATTAAAAAGTTATTAAGCTAAATAATTAAAGTTTTGCTAAATCCAGTGAAATCTGTCTGTAACTCCCATCAGCCTGTCGCTCATAAATTCGCAAATACTGACTGGTGCCTGTGACCTGAATTGCGTCAGCAATAGCATCCATCGCTTCATTCCATTTCTCATCGTTAATGTCTAACTGACGAAGCCCCAAGACCTGATTGATGTCAATTTTACCCTGTTTATTGACACGAAAAGCGTGATCAACAAGAGCCATGATTTTTTCGTCTGCACCGCCCGACCACTCACCAATACAATCATCAATCAATTTTTTTGCGGCCTGAATACGCTCATCAAAAACGCGGTGCTCGCCTACAGCGCGAATTAGTTTGTATCGACCATCAAAGCTGACCAGAGATACATTTCCTTTTGTCCCGCCAAATTCAACTCCGTACTCAGATGCGGAGAGATCAACAAAGTCTGAAATCTTGTGCATGGACTCAAGCTTAAAAGTTGTAAGCAACTGGCGTTGCTGGTTAGCAGCTACAACAATTGACATGACAACTTCATCACGCAGTTTATCCACTGGCTTGACCTGAGATTCAGGGATTAAATACCCCTGAGCATTGGTGCGGTAGCCCGCTGGGGCGCTATTTTGGTTATTCATCTTCAAACCTTATTATTTAATTGATATTCAGTAATTATGAGACTATTCGTCGCCGCACAAATCCTGGTATTTAATAAACTCACCAAAGCACTGTATTTCAGCTCCTGCCATGTAATACCCTAATGCCTCCGAGCGCTCGATGTCACTTTTGAATGATGCAACCGGATAGCGTTCGTAAAATTTGTTGATAAGATTGGCGGGATTAAGCGTCCGGTGATTCTTAAGTTTTGCATATGCTGTTTCAAGTTCATTCTCCAGTTCCAGCACGCGCTCAAAGTTAGCTGTATTTGATACCCTGAGAGCCTGAACCTCTGTAGCGAGCTCGGCGATGGCTTTAGCAGCGGCGCGTTCTTCACTGTATTCTGATGCTTCTTTCAATACCGATTCGGCATCGGCTTTATATGATGCGATCTGTTCGTTTGTTAGCTGGTTATTTGTGATTGTATTTTTACGTTCGTCCGGCCCTTTAACTACGGGGCGCATAGGATTCAGGATTACTTTTTTTGTGGTTATGCTCATCTTCATACCCTTCATTTAACGCCAGATAATCTGGCAACCATTCAGTCGGGCAACCCATACCGAGCGGGTGCCTGTATCACAACTTTCCATAATGCGGCTGGCAGACTTCACCAGTTCTGCCGGTGGGCAGGTAATCTCCAGCAGCGGGCGGCGCATCCAGACACGGGTTTCAGTGATATAACTCCCGCGCTTTTTAAGCCATTCCTCAGCCGTGCGGGCCATTTGTACGTGTTCAGAAATTTTTTCGGGAAACATGACTAAACCTCCGTTATTTCGTTATGACCAAGTTCAATCATTGCCGCATGAATCGTTTCGCAGTTAATGGCAACGCCTTTACCCTGCGCATAAATGCTGGCAAGCGGGAGAATATGAGAAAGTGAACGTAACGCGCCGGGGCGTTTCGCAATGGCATTCAGCAAACTACGTTCGTCTTTACCTGTGATATTCCATGCATCGCAGAACGCGTCCACATCACCTTTCAGAATGTTATTCAGCACAACCTTTTTCCCTACGCGAGAGAATAAGCGGGCGAAATCAACGCTACGTGTACCACCGGTAAGGCGGTCATAAACTTTGTGGTTACCGGAAAGCGCCAGACCGATATTGCATTCTTCCTGGAGTATGCGCATTTCTTCTATAGCGTCGTAATTAAGCCAGTCAGCTTCATCAATGATGATCAATGCGTTTGAATCTGTGAGGCGGCGGCGCAGCAGTCGGGAAAGCGCACCACGCTGGTATGGCGCGTCATTGATACCCATTTCAAGCGCCAGCTCGTACATGGTCTCAAGCTCGTTAGTACGGGATTTACTGGCTGTTATACGCCACACGTTATTTCCGGTCGCCGCATAACGCTTTGTCGCCTCTGATTTGCCAATCCCCGGATTGCCATACACCAGCGCGATGGTGTGCGTCAGTTGTGAGTAGGTGAGCGCAGCCGTGATTTTTGCGGCGGTTGGGGTGTCGATATAAGACGGGATAGTCGGCATTACCGCCTGCGCAGCGTTACGCGATTCAAGCCAGGTATTCAGCTTGAGCGCTACGGCGTCGTTATCGCCTTTATATTTGTTATTCAGAAACTGAGAGATTGCAGCAGCAGACAGGCCTGTTTCACGCGCCAGCTCTGCGCCAGAAATTTCATTATTGCCAGTTAAAGCGCGAATTGCTCCGCGCAAATCGTCATGATTAATTTGCGTCATTTTAATTAGTCCATATTTTGGTTAGCTGATAATAAAAATTACGTTATTCCGTTATTTTTTATTTCCGGCCTGTTTCATTAATTTCTGGAAAATCACATCATTTTCCGTCTGCTCAATTTCCACCACTTTTCGGGCAGTGTTTCCCGCAGAGAAGAACCGCTCAACAACATGCCGCTGCGGTGCTTCCGGTGGCGTGATTTTAGGTAATAAGTCGTTCATTTCGATTGCCGTCATACGGCGCTGTGATTTCACGGCGCGTTTGGTATGCGTCATCATCTGTTTGCGCTGACGGCTGTGTTCACGGCCTGTCGCACTGTCACCGAACGCCACCGCATTGCGACACTCGGCCATACATATAAAGCGCCCCTCAAGGTCGTAACAGGCTACTTCGCTGTGCAGATTGCGTGGGTCAAAACGTACCGTGATTTTTCGGGGGCGAATGTTCGCCAGTACCGGGTTCCAGTAACTATTTTTACGGCCATATAAGGAGCCACCACATTGCAGAGTAAACTCGCCATTCAGTTTCACGCTTACCGCTTCGGCCGGAAGCATGAACTGTCGGATCTGTTCTTCGGTCAGGCGTGTAATAACTGAATTGCTGAGGCTTTTTTCAAATACATGATCGAATGAATATTCACCCTGACAAATTTCTGTTTCACGCCCGACCTTTGCATTAAACATCGCGATACCTTCCGCGAGCGCCTCCAGAAAAGTTTCAACATCCACTACTCTGGAACCGTAGTTGTCGGGTTTACTGAGTGGATTCTCCCCGGTAAACGCTCCGGCCAGTGCCGGATGTTTATCAACATATTCACCCAGGCCACCAACACCAAACGCACGTTCTACAGGTTTTGCCTGACCCCAGCCTTTGCCGCCGATAACGCTTGTCCAGTGAACCTGAATACCCAGCATAGGCAAAATACCCATCGGATCATCTTTCTTCACTTTGAAACGGTAGCGGTTAGGTACACCACCGGACATCCATTTATTCGCTGCCGCACGAGTATTATCAATGGTAACGTGGTCAGGTTTGCCGTAGGCGCTGATCGCATCCATCAGGGAAAGGCGAATACTGTCGCTGTTCTCTGATACATCAGCCCGCCAACCTATAATTTTACGGCTGTAAACATCCTGCCAGACCCATGTTTTAGGGCGCAGCACCTCGCCGTTATGCCAGCGTACAAACACGTTGTGCTGGTAACCATCGCCGTTAATCCACTCCATTGCATGAAGGTTCACAACGGTGCGTTTCTGGCTTGGGAACAGGCGGGCCAGTGCGTTTTCTCCTTCGCGGCAGGCCACTACTACCGCCTGATCAATACCCTGAGCGCGACGGAATGCAGTTGAATAAGAAGGGATTGACCAGCCGTGTTCTTTTGCTGCCAGCTCAAGCCGTTCATAACATTTGCGGAACGCTGGGCGCTCCGGACGGAGATAATCAGCAATCAGGAATTGCCAGGCATCTTCATCAAAATCAACCTTGCGAGCCTCACGCTTAGAGCCACCGCGTTTATCAAGCAAAACGGCACACCAGTCTGCTTCCGCATATTTCTGCACTAGATAATATTTATCGCGTAGTGAGGCAGAACTAACGTCATAACGGCTTGCAGCCATTTGAAACGCAGTAGTGGCCGTGATACCTGACTGAGTAAATTCGCCAGCCAGCCGCACCACAGGAAGCCATTTATTGGCTAACTGACGCTGTGCATCAGTAGCTGATTCCCAGCGTTGCCACAGGGCACGACGTTGTGAATCAAGCTCTTTAGCCTGTGGCTTTGCAATCTGGATGACGCCTTGACTGGTTTCAACTTCACCGCGTTTTAAAAGCAATTCAGCACGAACTTCTAAAGGTAATGATTTGATACTGAATTCAAATGACACGCCCTTTGAACCAGATGAGACTCTGGATTCCCAGCATTCGTTCTTTGCTTTTCGTGTGATGTTTGTAGCCTGTTTAGGTAACCCTGGAAGCCCGACGAGTTCCTTCGCTGTATACCATTCTTTCATGATGCACCTAGTATCGAGATGGCCAAATTTCTTGCGGAGCAAGGCCCAACGCATCTGCGATGATTTTCTCTGCCTTTGGATATCTTTTATCAAGCGCATTTTTCAACGTGGAGGCTGATAACTGATTAGTACGCCCTAACTCAGCTAAAGAAACTCGGCGCTTGTGTAGCTCTGCGACAATATCAGCACGATGCCAATCTTTATTGAGAGTTCTTTTATTCACGCTCATTTCATGCAATCCTTTCAAATCCCCCATAAGCTACCTTTACGCGTAGCTCGTCGGGTACGGGAATGATAATAATTTCAAATCATTTTAAATTCAATGATGATTTTAAATCATTTGAATGAATTGCATTCATTCCTTTGAATTTAAAAAGAATTTATTTTTTACATTGTGAATTCATGGTGATTTTAAATGAATGATAAAGAAATCAAAGAATGGTACAGCGCTAAAGAACTCGAGGGATTGCCAGGGCTACCGAAGCTGGCGACTAACATTTCACGAAAGGCAACAATAGAAAACTGGAGAAAGCGCCAACGGCATGGGGGGAAGGGAGTGTCATACGATTACCATATTAGCAGTTTGCCAGAGCAAACCAGATCATCTCTGCATGGTTCTGTCAGTTCTGCGATCTCATCTGACTCCGTGCAACAGCAAACCCATTCTGTTGATGAGCGTTTGATTTCAGCTTTAAGCCTACTCACACCAGAAGAACAGGCGACAGCAGTAGAGGTTGTTCGCATTTCAGGTATAAAGGGGCTGATGCCTTCTATAATCGGTCAAGAAACGGTATTGGAAGCGTTAGGAATTACTCAGGAGCAATTAAAAACACTCCAAGTTCTCCAGGCTTTACCTGATCAAACTATGAAAGAGATTTTATCTAAGTATGAGAGCCAGGAACATAGCGATACCATAGCGCCGAAGACGGAGCCACGCAGTAAAGCTGGGTAACAAAGATCTAAGTTAGGTATACATACCAAAAGCCTAGTGATGGGAATGATGCTTAAAAATCACACGTTGCTAATGATTGTTAGTTGATCATGGTCAGACAACTTAAAGTGATTTGTTACCAGCTTTGAAGGGTCTTTAAAGAGTAGTGTAAAACTTAAATGAGAAAATCCTGATTCGCGCTTTTAGTGAATCATTCCAGTAAAATGTTTGTTTTGTCGTAGTTCATCAATATCCTCCATGCTCAGGCCGCATTTCCCTTGCAGCCCCCGAAGTATCTAGCCTCCCGTGAATTCCCACATACTCCGGTTTCTTCCCGGTTATTGTCGTATCCTAAGTGAATCAATACATTCGTCTTGCCGTTATCGGCGCGGGTGCCATTGGACGTAAACATATCGAGGTTATCCAGCAAAGCGAAGATGTGCAGCTGGTTGCGCTGGCCGATCCTTCGGAACAGGCCCGCCACCTGGCGCATTCTCTGAGCGTCGATGTGTATGAAGATGTGGGCGAAATGCTCGATCGTGTAAAACCCGATGGCGTGATTAATGCCACGCCCAATACATTGCATGTTCCCTGCGCCATCGCCTGCGTGGAACGCGGTATTCCAGTGCTGGTTGAAAAACCAGTGGCTGAATCACCGGCGCGCGCTCGTGAGCTAGTCGACGCCTCGCTGCGCCATAACGTTCCGGTGCTGGTCGGGCATCACCGACGACATAACGCGCTGACAGCCGCAGCCAAAGCGCTTATCGACAGCGGAAAACTGGGGAAAATCGTTGCCGTTTCGGCGCACTGGATGCTGCAAAAACCGGATGATTACTTCGATGTATCCTGGCGACGAGAGCCCGGTGCGGGGCCGCTGCTGGTCAACCTGGTGCATGATATCGACCTGATGCGCTATCTTCTGGGGGAAATTGAAGACGTGCAGGCCATGGCCTCCAGTGAAACACGCGGCTTTGCCAATGAAGACAGCGCGGTGGTTAACCTGCGTTTCGCCCGCGGCACGCTGGGCAGCGCGGTGTTGAGCGATTGCAGCGTGAGCCCGTGGAGCTGGGAGATGAATTCCGCAGAAAATACTCTCTACGCTCATACGCCGGAAAACTGCTATCTCATCTCTGGCACACTGGGCGCGCTGGCAATACCGCAGATGCGCTGGTGGCGCTATGGGGAAAAAAGCGGCTGGCATGAGCCACTGATTCAGGAAACCTTACAGGTCGAGTCGGTTGATCCTTTTATTCTGCAGCTCAACCACTTCCTGCAGGTGATCAGCCACGAAGCACAACCCATCATAGATGCCGCTGATGCATTACGATCGCTGGAGGTCATCGACGCCATCCGCCAGGCGACCGGACAGGCTATCTGAACCCAGGCCGTGGTCTCGCGCCACGGCCTTAATTTATATACCGCACAAATAATTCAAAAATGTAATATTTGCTCATTAACACTTTGTTTACCCTGCCTCCGCTCCGCACTACACTATGGGCGCAATTAATAATGAGGTGGGAATGAACGATTACAAAATGACGCCAGGTGAATTGCGCGCAACCTGGGGTTTAGGGACCGTATTTTCTTTGCGTATGCTCGGTATGTTTATGGTTCTCCCCGTTCTGACCACATACGGCATGGCATTGCAGGGCGCAAGCGAAGCGCTGATTGGGCTGGCTATTGGCATTTATGGGCTGGCACAGGCTGTATTCCAGATTCCCTTTGGTTTGCTCTCCGATCGTATTGGCCGCAAGCCGCTGATTATCGGCGGGCTGATTATCTTTGTCGTC